AATAAGTAACCCCTTTCATTTTTTCATACGTATTTATTATAACAGACTTCGAAATATTAGCGTACTAAGAGCTGATTTGTCCCAAATTTTAAGCTAAAAATATGACTCTTTAAAATACGCACTTAAAAAACTTGATATATCAGCAACTTACGATTAAATGCACAATCGTGACTGACTTTTTGACTGACTTGCCGGTTATTTTCATATCCAAACGGGCAATTTTATATAATTGAACACAAAAAAGCGCCCCGCCCGAAAAATCGAGCGAGGCGCTTAAATTAGCTATTCATATTTTTTGCCAGTGATCGCTTCATACTGTTCAGCAGTGATAGCTTTCATCTTCACAAACTTCTTAACAGGCACTATTCACATAATTGCCTCTGCTATTTGAATGAACCCCATCTGTCAAGACGCTTCCCGTCATATGCACGTCCTGTAGCCAAATAAGCGTATTGTCCATTGCCTCGTGGCTGTCTGATCCATACAAAGCCATTACTGATTGAGTATGCATCATATTTAACTTCACTACCTGCTGGAAGCTCAGCTAACTTGCTAGATTGCAATGTAGCACCCCAACGCAAGTTGATTGCTGTATTAGACGTAAATGTCCCATTTTCCTTAATCCAAGTAGCACCAAGCGTATCGACCCACTTATCAGGCACTGCGATTGGTTGTGGTGCTGGTGTGTTAATGACACTTTGTGAGTTAGCTGTAACTTTAGCGTTAGTATAGAAACCACTAAAATCATAACTCATATCGATACCTTCTCCACCAACCGGATAATCACTTCTAAATTGCCAGGTACCTACATTATCGACTCCCGGTTGAGATACCCCATAAGAAGCGATCCATAGATTTTTGGCAATCAATCGATTACGATCAACACGCTTAGCCCAGATCCAACTTGCACCAGTATATAAATCAACATTAGGATAGCCAGCGTCTTTAACATACTGTAAGAACGCATTGCTATCTTCAGTTACCTCCCACTTGTTGACTTTATCTTCAACATCAAGTGCCATTACACTTTCTGGCCCAATACCGTGATCACGAGCATTTTTTACAAACCATGCTGCTTCTGCTTTAGCGTCTGCCACACCATGAAATTTAGCATAGTGGTAAGCATGAACTAGCAAACCTACTTGACGAGCATATTTGATTTGATTGCGTGCTTTAGGGTTAACATAAGCATCTCCCGGATTAGAGCCTTGTGTGATTTTGACAATTACCGCTTTAACGCCTGCATTTTTCATTGCTTGGAAAAACGCTAACGTATCTGGTTGATAAGATGCAACATCTGCTACTAAATTAACCATATTATTTGTCCTCCTTGATTTCTACTGTTGGTGTTAGTTCTGACTTTTCATAAGCTGATTGTACTGCTGTTTGTGCAGCTTCATCATTAACTTTAAAACCTGCTGATTGCATAGCCATTTGGACATTCTTAGTTGCTAGATCAAATTTAGTCTTGCCATCCAAATTTTGGCTGACTAATGATTCTACTGCTGTTGTAGCAACCTTTTCTAGTAATTCCCATGCTAAAGCTGATTGTTTAGCTTCATTTGTCTTTACCTTAGCTTCAAGCCAAGGTTTTACATAAGCCCAAGCAAAAGCAATAAAACTTACTAAAGCACCACTTGAGATCAACCAATCGATCACATCATTTGCTACTTTCATCACAATTCTTCCTTTCTAGTTCTTCTTTTAATCGAGTGTTTTCTTCTTGCAACTTCTCTAACTCGCTTTTCTTTTCGAGCTTATCCATTTTTTGTCTATTGTTCTCGTGTGCCGTGATCCATGCGACTAAGGCAGATCCCAAAGCACTGATCACGGCCACAAGTACTTGGTCGCTCATCTTACCACCCTTTCGCAAAAATCTCAGTCACCATTTCAGTCAGTACGAAAAATGCAAAAATTCCGGGAAAACCAATATAGACACCAACTAATGCATCTGTGATCGCAAATGACAAGAAAAATAACAGCCACACGCCTGTTAATAATCCCGTCATCACAGGACGATAAAACAGATGTTTAACATCCCATAAAGCATAGACCAAAGTCACCGTCCCTACTGCCGCAAGTAAAAAAACAAACGGCGGATCATCTAAAACTTCAAGATATCCATATCCGTCTAAACTAAATATCCCTGAACTACGTTTGACAATAAAATAAAGCGCCAGAGCATAAGTCTCTAACGCTTTAAATAACCAAAAACGATTCTTTTTTAAATTTTTGATCATGGTCTCATCCTTTCTCCGCCACTCCCACCCAACACCATGAATTATTCTGTGGCCGTTGTATCAGATTCATCTGTTTTCACATCATCAAACAACTCATCTTCTTGGTCAAATACATATTGACGAAAATCATTCATATCTTTCCGTACTTCACGTCGATTTTTTTCATAAAGTTCTTGATCATTAACATACGTATTGATCGTTGTAGTCCCGCCAGTCGATGATAATCGAGCATCAAAACGTACTACATCAGTACCATTGACCAATGATCGTCCCGTTAAATTGAGTGTTTTTTCTTTTTTTAACATGTTATTTGTCCTCCTTGATCTTTTCCAATTCATCCAGCAATAAATCATATGCATTAGCGTCATCACCAGATAAATCATACTCATATTCATTCAATGCATCATATAAAGCATGTAATTTATCATGGTATTCTGTGATGTCGATCACAGCTTTTTCGTCAAATAATTCAATAATCTCAGCTGTTACTTTTTCTCTAGCTTCTTCATCCTTAAATTTAACGTTATTATCTTCAATCAGTGGTTCGCCATTATCCCCAAGAATTAAATAAGGTTTACGCACATCATTTAAGTCATCATTCAACTCTTGTTCCTTTTTAGCTAAAAGCTTTAACAACTTTGAACGACCACGGCTAGCTTTTCCTCTGACTTTAATGCCATTTAAGAAATTCTTGATAATTGATAATTCTCCATTTTTAAATGTTACTGTATTCATAATAGACCTCTCGTAATTCTAATATTCAATTTCTTTGTAATATGATACTCGCCCTTGATCAAGACTTACAGGTATTTTCCAGCCTTGTAAAGGAATCACTTTATCGTTAAAAATCAAGAATAGATCCCAATCACCGAACATTATTCCTGACTTCATCGAAGCTGAACCAATAGTTGGATAGCTATGTCCATTGTATTTAGTCGTAAAAAACCTTAGTGCCATTCCGTCACTTGGTTTTCCTGACGGATATACGATATCGTTAAATGTAACAGTATCATCAAAATTAAAACCTGCATTGCTGTTAGGTGGGGTCCACTCTTTCCGATACCACGAAAGTTTTATCAATGGATTCATATTATAGTTTCCATTATTTCTCGCAGCCCAAGCCATATAATCACCGCCACCATCAAGCCAAAAAAGAAGTCCTTGATAATTCGGGGGCATATTTTTCATACCTTGCCAACCAATACCTCCGATCGACTCTCCAACAGCTGTGATCTCCATTCCGTGACTATTAAATTCCGTTGTAGTATTACCATAAGTGACTCGCATCCCGCTGTAATCAATATTGACATAATTGCCGTAAGCACTACGCCAAAACGATTTTACAAACTCAGTCTTATTACCAGTTAACCGATTTACATCAAGATTAATGATTGATACTTTAGACGCATTCAACGTCCCCGCCGTTATTTTATCTGCTCTTAGATCAACGATCGCTGCATTAGGAATGAATGCTTTACCACTAAATGCTACCGTTTCAGCATCAAGATAGATTTTTTTAGACTGAATAAGGGTATGTCCAGCTTGCAAGTTGATCTGTGATAGTAATTCATTTTTTTGAACACGTAAATTGATAGCAGTATTTAATTCATTTTTTACTGCTGTGATCGCCACAGTTGTGTCTTCTGGTGCTGGTGAATAATCTGTTGGTTTGCTTCCTTGCTCAAGCTTCACGTTGCGAATAAACACACTTCCTTGAGGCTTAGGAGATGAGCCAACAAACCTACGTCCAACGATCACAGATTTTTTAAATTCTTCTGGTCTCACTTTGTAAGTGATCCAGTAGCGTTTCCAAGAATTTGTCAATGTGACTTCCCAAAAGCCATCCAATGGATTGGTGCGCTCTACGCCATTAGACTCGATCACACGCTCGACGGTATTATTTCCACCAAGATCACCATACCAAAAATAGTTGGCTATCTTTTGCCCACTATAATATGCTTTAGCCTCAAAAGATAGAGTATACGTTTCTTTGTCAATATTTTTAGTCGTATTATATCTAACACCTTCTTGATAACCTACTGTCGGCGCTAAAATAATTTCCATTTCTGAACTCGTTTTTGCTAGTAAGTTAGTTCCACCAATAGCTAAGTTAGTTAGTTCTAATTGCCATTGATCAGCCTTTTGGTTCACATAAGACATATCAGCTTTATTAGCAACGATAGAGCCTATCTCATTAGCCCGCTGATCAACGTATGATCTGTCCGCCTTATTTGCAACAACTGCATTGATCTTATCAACTTCAATATTTAAACTAGCATATCTATTTTCGACATCTTTAGGCGCTGGTCCCCATCTTAGATCTTTGTTCCCTTCAACTAACATGACTTCATTGAAAAAGAAGTTAGAAACATTACCGTTGGTAGATCCATCAACATTAAATGCAAGCTCAGCATTGTCAATATCACCTGTTGTAAATGTAACATGCTTGTACTCCGCACTTGAGACAGACAATCTACCGCCTTGAATAAATTGTGATTCTTTAGCGACATTGCCTTTTCTGCCACGTAAGAAGATATTATAGCCTCCACTGTTTACAGACATAAAGCCAACATAACTAAGTGTATATTGCGTATTAGGCTTGATCGCAAAGCGCTGACTAACAGCAGCGGTAATTAGGTTAGTTGAATTATCAACATTAAACATATTTTTAGTACTATTAAAGTAAAATGGATGGGTAAATAGACGAGTTCCAGTCCATGCAACTGCTCCTGTTTCACTTGCATTTGAATTAGGTATTAGATTTGCTCCACCGATTTTTAAATCATTGAGCTTACCGTCAACCGCTGATACACTTGCTCGAATACCATTCGCCGTCTGAACCAATTCTGTCGACTTAACATAGCCGTTCAAATCGGTAGCCGTCAGACGTTGTTTCAACTCTCTACTTGTTGCTTCTCTAAAATTTTCAAAGAGTGTCGTATCAACTTTGCTAAGTAACTGCTGTTCAAGTTTACCTGCCTTAGTAACTAACTTAGTGATATCTCCCTGAGTATTCGCTAATTTAGTTGATATCTGATTGGCTGTTTGCTTTGTTTGCGATATTTCGCCGTTCAAATTAGCATAGCTAGATTGCAAAGCTTTCATCGAATAATCAATTCGCCCAACTTCAGAAAGAGCATTGTTAAGCTGTTTTTTAGCATCTGTCGCATTGTTTATTGCATCATTTATCACGGGCATTAAACCGTCAAATGATGATTGCATCTCATTATGAACTTGATTGTATTTTGCGGAAATACTATCTGCCAATTCTTTGTAGTAATAATCAACAGTATCTTGAGTAGCAGAATTTTTTTGAAGATCCATGAAGGATCGATAAACACTATCTGCTGAATATTGCGCATTTTTTGCGTTGTTAAATGCTTGATCTGCTTGTGATCTTACATCTTCAATGTCCGATAGTGCTTTATCAACTTCTTTTTTAGTGGTATTCAACTCAGCTGTACTTAAGATAAGTTCCCAGTTTCCATTTTTCCAAACATAATATTCTGTTTCACCGTTCCCAAGATCAAGAAATAAATTATCACCCTCAGATGCAATCGTTGGTTTGACATTAGAATAAAAATTTTTGTTCTTTCCATTTGCTGACGTCAAAGCGATATTAGCCACTCGTGACGTTTCTTCTTGAGCTTCTTTGACTGATGCAACGTAATTTGTTAGACTTTTTTCACTAAAGTCATCGCCCAGCTCGATCACATTATTATTTTTATCCAATAGATCATGTTCTACTTTATAGACACGGGTGAAATATTCAATGTTCAACTCATGTCTGATAATCGCAACTGTATCACCTAGGCCAAGATCTCCAATATCTAATGCGCTTGCCTTAAAAGATACTTTAGGTCGTTTAGCTACTTGCAATGCTGCCCACGTTGCATTGATCAGCTGATTAACATCTTCAATATCTTCAAACACAGCAATACCAATGCGTGGTTTACCATCATCAAAACCATAAAGTTTAGTTGCTTCCTTATCTTCAACATAATCTTGCCCAGCAGGTTTGTCTGTTGGATGACCATTTGCCTTACTCCAGATAACATCAGTAAACATGATACGGCGACCATAACCATCAACAGTATCATCATTACCATCATCTAGCTGTTCGCCTTTCCCACGTCCTACAAGCGCCGTAACAAGATCCTCGCTTGATTCTTCACGAGTCACACTCAACAGATTAGATCCATACTCAAAACGCTTGCCTGTACGTTCTCCTTGCTGGCTGTATAAATTAACTTGTCGTCTAGCAATTTTGTTTGTGATCGGATCAATAATAACTGTAAATGTTAGTTCGATCTTAAACAGCTCCACAACTTTTTGAATAGCTTCCAGTGTTGAAATGTAGTAAAAATTCGTCCGTTTTCGTGTGGTTTCTTCGCTATATCCAACTTCCCAACGTGTTCCATTCAAAGCAATTCGCAACATCTCACTAGCCGTTTTATCTTGCGGTCTAACATCTTTGATATATGCATAACTTTTTAATTCATCATAAGCTGACTCAATACATGTGTATTCAATGCGATCATCTTTGACACTTTCAGAAATGATTTTAAACATCAAAAAAGCATCCCCACGGGTTGCAGGAATGCAGACAAAATAGATACTGTTTGCTAAACGCTTATCTTGAACTAAGCTAAACGACAATTTATCCGCTGCGTTGATCTCTTCTGTCATCTTTGCTTCGATAATCCCATCAGAAATCGCTTTGATGATATTTTGTTGTTTATCAAGTAGGTACATGATCATAAGCGCTTCACCTCGTAAATCATTTTAAATTTTCCAATAGCATTGAGTGTGATCGTTGTTCCATTTTGAATATAAAAATCACTAAAGTTAGACGATAGCTTCAACCCCATCAAATGCTGAGTCGTGTTGAGCTTGACAGCCAATTTTGTAAAGTCGATCGTCAATTTTGTTCCAGCTCCGATAGTTTCATTGAAAGTAAATACCTTAGAAGCATTGGTACGCATTTCAAATTTAGAAATAGTGCTATTTGGTGTAAACTCAATAAGTTTTGGTATTTGTTGATACGTTAGTTCGGGATCTAAAATACTTGTTGATGTTCCAGTAATTTCAATCGTTTTTGGCAAACTGTATTTATACGGGTCAGCACAAACGATCTCGATTTTTCCAGTCGTGCTAAATAACGGCTTATCTAAACTGATACTTTCGATCGTACCGATATAGTGATAACCCTGTTCATCAGCAAACTTAACTTCAACATTAGCTGCATACGTCAATTGATTTAACTTAGCCAAGACTTCGTTATATCGTTCGATCGTATTACACAGCAATCTAAAAGTAACTGTGATTTTTCGTTCCTTGATACGTGAGTTAAGATATAGGCTACCGTCTCCAACACGTTCAGGAGCGTTTATTTGCCGTTCAAAACCACCACGACCTTCTACAACTAAAGTTTCGAATTCTGGAATTTCACGATCTAGCCACTTACCCGCATAACAGATCGCTTCAAGTGGCAAAGACGAGCTAGGCTCTGCTCGTGGTTGTAAATCTCTAAAATCATACATAATTATTTCCTCCATACAAAAAAGTCAGTAGATACATCAAGGTATGAGTATCAACTGACTTTGATTTTTGTTATAATTGAGATTGCGCATGTCCCTCATGTGCAAATACCGACGAAACGGGTGATTTTTTTATCCCAATTTTTGTCTACGGTGTTTGCTATGAGCACACGGCCATGTGCTCGGGTCGAAACACCGAAAGTTCTGTTTGATAGCATGACCCAGCTATCGTGTAATTCCTTAACTACACGTTAATGATAGCACAAACGAACTAAATTTCAAAGGGGGGCGCTTGTCGTCCTCCTTTTTGTTTAGAATTTATAGTTACGAGTCAAACTAGCTTGTGATCCTTGTTCACGGCTAATATCTGCAACAAAAGCACCGTAATCAGTCCCGCCGAGCGAAACGTTAATATAAGCTGGTTGCTGATTCAAGCTTAATTCGTGAGTCAAATTGCTATCTACACTACCTGTAAGCTTTCCGTTGACCGCTGTTAGTGATCTTGTGAAGTCTGTTGTATCAACTGCCGGGACAGCGAACATAGAAGCTTCTGCTAGCTTGTCTGATGCTTTTTCAACGATTGATAGGTTATCAATCATACCAACCGCTAAACCAGCTGGAACAAAGCGCCCTACCTTGTCACGCATTACACGAGAAGGTGAGTTAATACCCAAAGCTCTCTTTGCAGAATCGAATGCACTTTTAGCCATATCAACAGCAGCACTAACAGCTTTTCCGATAGCGCCTTTGATACCTCTAACAAATCCCATAACAAAATCTTTACCAGCACTTACCATATCACTTGCAACTCTTTTAACAGCGTCTAAAGCACCTTTGATACCGTCGGACGTCACTTGCTTTGCAGTTTCCCATCCACGAGAAAATGCACTTTTTATATTCTCCATTGTGTTTGAAATTGTTGACTTAATAGTGTCTATTGTATTTGAAATGACAGATTTAATCCCATCCCAAATACTAGACGTCACACTCTTGATAGCTTCCCAAACAGCAGTAACAATAGCTTTGATCGTATTCAAGATACCTTCAATAATGCTTCTTATTACTGAAAGTGTTGATTCGATCACTGATTTAATAGCATCCCAAATAGTATCCGCAGCATTTCTTAGATGTTCTAAAGCTCCTTGCCAATTACCTTTGATAGCTTCTGTAGCCGCTTGAATTATTTCAGCTAAAGCATTAAGAACAGCTGAAATAATCGTAACTATGTTATTCCAAACTGTTTGAGCAATCAATACAATAGTATTCCAAATATTAGACCAAGTAGTCTGAATAGTTGTAATACCTGTTTGTATCGTTTCACCCAAACTTGTGATAGCCATTTGAACATACGACTTGATACTTTCCCAAACACTTGTGACTACTGATACAAGTGTATTCCAAACATTTGTCGCCACATTAACTACTGATTGCCACAACCCAGACATAAATTCGGAAAAGCCATTCCAAAGCATTTTTATTGTTTCAATAATTGGCGTCATGAAAGCAACAATGCTTTGCCAAACAGTCGTTGCTATTTCAACAATCCCTTGCCAAAGATTGGAGAAAAACTCTGTCATTGTATTCCAAGCAGTCTTAATCGCTTCAATGATTGGTGTCATGAATTCAACCAAGCCATTCCAAATATTAACTGCAAGATCAACAATAGCTTGCCACAGTGTAACAAAGAACTCTTTCAACGCATCCCACAAGTTTTTGAAAGCGTCGATAATTGGTGCGATCGCTTCTAAAAAGCTATTCCAAATAGGGACAGCAAAATCAACGATCCCTTGCCAAAGATTAGAAAAGAATTCTACAATACCATTCCAAGCGCTTTTCACCTTATCGACAGCACTTGAAAAAGCTTGTACTATTGCCTCCCAAACAACAGACGCAAGTTCTTTCAACTTGTTCCAAGCATCTGACAACCAAGAAACAAAGCTAGCCCAGATTTGCTGACCCATTTTCGTTTTGGTAAAAAACAATACCAGAGCAGTGATAACTGCAGCAATCGCAGCAATTATCAATACAAATGGGTTTAATGCCATAACAGCATTAAATGCGGCTTGTACAGCTGTCGCTATTTTCACTACAACGTTGTATGCTAACAATGCTGTTTTAGCGATAATTGACGTTTTTGCTAGCATTTGTAACGCCAATAACGCTGATTGTGATCCTTTTGCAATTCCAATTAAAGCTCTTGAAACGTTAACAAAACTTCCTACACCACTACCAAATAATTTGATTGCTCTAATGCCACCGCTCAATGCACCCCCGATTTTTTGCGCATTAGTCAGAAAGCCACCAACAGCCGTCATAGCTGTTCCAATTGCAGGGCTAAGTCCGATAAAGCTACGAATAGCCTTCGCTGTTGACTCGTTAGAAGTTGTGGCCCATTGCAGAAAATCATTTCCAGAACCAATCAAAGCGCCATTTATCTTCTTAGCTCCAGCCATTGACGTTTTCATCAAGTTGTCCCAGTTACCACCTAATTGTTCAAGTGATGATCCAACGTTTTGTTGCATTTCCTTAGCCTGTTTGTCTAAGTTTTTGTTTGCAGTCTTTGTTGATCCTGCGTACTCTTCGATTGCTTTAGCTGCAGCATTCCAACTAGTTGTTGTGTTATCTGTTTCGTCAGCAACAGCTTTCATAAGTGTACGCATAACTTTCATACCATCTTGGCCAAACATAGCTTTTAAAGCAGCATCTTGTTGCTCTTTGCCAAGATTTTTAAGCGCTCCAGAAAGCTCACTGGCAACTTGTGGAATAGGTTTCATGTTACCTTCTGCGTCACGGAAAGAAATACCTAACTCTTCCATGTAGCCACGAGATTTTTTAGTTGGTGATTGCATTTGTACGATCGCATGATTTAAGTTATCAGCTGCTTGTGCTGAACTCATACCAGTGTTAGTAAGCAAGCCAATAGCGTTAGCTGTATCTTGCATACTGTAACCAGCAGATGCTGCAGTCGGTCCAATGCTCGATAAAGCTTGTTGCATACTTTCGATAGACGCATTAGACTGGTTAGCAACCTGCACTAAGATACCTGCTGCTTGCTCTGGTGACTTGAGACTCTTACCCCAGATATTCATTGACTGCTGAACAACAGATGCTGTCGTTTCTAAATCAGCACCCGCCGCAGTAGCAGCTTTAGCGATAGCAGGAAATCGTTGTTTGATTGTTTCAATAGAAGCGCCGTCACGGGCCATAGCAACCATAGCATTTGCAGCATCTTGAGCGCTGATTGGTAATTCAGCACCCATTTTATTAGCGACTTTAGCTAATCCATCAATGTCTTTAGCAGTACCACCCGCAATGACTGCAGCTTGGTTAAGTGAGTATTCAAAGTCACCATAACCTTTAAGAGCGCTAACTCCCATAGCAGTTGTAGCCGCTCCCGCATAAGTCATTGCTTTACCAATGCCACCCATCTTATCTTGAACAGTTTTACCAAGCGATTCAGTAGATTTAGCAGCTTTATCCATTGCGGAAGAAAAGCCACGATCGACAGCACTAAGAATTGCAGTAATACTATAACTTTGTGCCATGACTTCCCCTCCTCAATCGTTCAAATTCAGCTAATCTAGCATTGATAAGATCACGACGTTTTTTCTCTTTGACTTTTTCGGTACGTGGCTTGTAGTCTTCTTCAAACTCATCACGCAATACGTCGATCATTTCCATAGCATCAAAGAAATCAGTAAATTTCTTGTATTTAGGCTTTGGATGTTTAGCATTACCTGTTGTGGCTTGAACCGTCTGATTAAACCACGCCAACAAAGCCAATTTTTCTTGTTCTTTTATCTGCTTAAGTTGATAAGCTTCGATTCGCAAATTATACTCATCAAACGTCATATCTTCGATTTTTCTAATATCAGAAAAACCTAGATAAGCCAACGAATTCAACATTATCTCATGATACTGTTGATCTCCAGATTGGTTATCTAGGCTTTTAGGTTTTTTGCTGCAACTTTCACAGCGTTGGCTTTCAACATTTCTTTTGTGACATCATCAAATAGTTTCTCGATCTTCGCATAACCATCTAAGAAATCATCAATTTCTGTCATCGCTGGTCGGGGCGTACTTCCATAAGAAGCAGCATAGATAACGTTGCTCAACGCCACAGGATCATACGCTTGTAACGCTGGAATAGCCTTAGTCAAAGCCATTCCCATGTTAAAGCTACCAGTATCAACACCACCAACTTTATCTAATTCACGTACAAAGCGAACACCGAATTTTAACTCAACATCTTTTTCATTAATTTTCAAAATCATTTTTTAACCCTCCGTATTGATCCCAGCGTCAGCTTCTTTCCAAGCTGTACCAGTAGTTTCATTTTCACCCATTGCTTCTAAGCCACGATAAACATATTCGATAGCTTCTTGCGCTGATTGTGGTAATGTGGTCCACCCACGTTTTGGAGTGCCATCAACACCAAATGAAATTTCACGAGTCGATAGATCATCAACGTCATTATCATTGCTATCTTCTGATACGATCGCACGACCATAGAACGAGAAATACTGTCCTTGTGCGTTCTTTCGTCCTGTATAAATAATCCAGAACTCTAACTTATCGCCATCGAACAAACTATCTTGTAAAGCATCTACGATAGCAGATGTGTTATTGATAAACTCCACACTTAGATCCGTTTCGATACCGCCTGCAGTTGTCACTGGGCCTGACTTTGTTTGTGTCGTATCTGAGTCCCGACTAGGTCCAAAGCTTAATGACGTTTGAAACGGGATCAACTTGCCTTCGCTTGTCTTAGCATCTTTCAACTTGCGAACAAAGAGAAAAGTATCTTTCCCATGTAATGTTTTAATATTTTCTGCCATTTTTAGTCACACTCCTATTAACTGTATTGAATTTCTAACTCTAAAATCCCATGAATCAACGGAATATCTGTCGTATTATCACCAACGATCTGGCTTTCACTATTTACGACTGTATACGTAAAATGTGTCGTTTTTCTGTGATGCTGGATCACATTTAACAAATCATTCAAGATCCTTGACACTTCAAATCGACGATTATGCTCTGCATACACATCAAGTTGAATATGCGTTTTACCTAAAAATCGAGTCTTAGTGATTCTATCGATATTTTGCTGATAACCGACGTAAACAAAAGGATATGCTTGACTTTCATCTGGTAAATAGTCGAAAGTCGCATATCCTGATTCATTTGATAATTCTATAATCTTCTCAAAAATCTCTTGATATGGGTCTATCATTTAACCAACCCTTTCAGTTTCGAGATAAACACTTCTTTTTCGCTCTCAAAAGGCTTTTTCAGATAGTGCCGAGCTGGAAGTTTACGTGTTCCGTACTCTTGATAAGCAGCGTATTCAGTATCATAGCTGACTTGACCTTCTAGGCCCTCGCTAATAATCTTCTGCGTCATACTACGCTTTAACGTACCACCACGATAGCCTTTTGGGGGCTTTGTGTTGACCGGGTATCTTTTCCCCCAACCAACGGGTACAAGTTGCTGACTACCACGAGCAACATTGATCGTTGAACTCTTAACGATAGCCTTAACTTGCTTTAAATTTTTGTTAGATAGTAAGGCGTCAATTAGTTTATCGTCGCCTTCGATCTCGACTCTATAATCTCCCATGATATTCAACTCCATATAACGCTGTGCGCCTTTCTGACGTGATATTCATAGTGATCTGATACGTTTTATCATTGACAGTAAAATATCCCGTCCTGACGCTCATAGGACGCTGAAAACGAGCGACAACACGTTCTTGCTTCACATTACCAAAAACGAGCTGTTGCTGATTAGCTCCCATTGAAGTTAAATTTACAGGAACTACTTCACCATCAAGATCGTTCTTTCTAAACAAGGCCCGCTTGTTAAATCTCATAATTACGCACCAGCCTTGTCTTCATTGAAAAACACGATTCGCCCACGTTTTCGCTCAGTGTTATACCGCTCGATCACGTCTGCATATTCGTTAAAATCGCTAGCTGGATAAGTGATGCTTTCTCCTTCTTGCGAATAAGATTGCATTCCTTCATTTCCTAAGCGATTAAAGCGAGCAAGGGTCACAGGTAATACTACAGCTTCCAATGGTGGTGGTACTGAGGTTTCATCAACCATCATTGAAAGCTGATTGCGTGTCATCTCTTCTAAAGCCAAGATAACATCATCTTGTTCATTATCTGTGATCCCTGCCAGAAGCTTGACCGTGTTTACCACTTTCATTGTTCCTTCTGACAATTATCTCACCTACTCGCTAGCCTTAGCTTTGGCTTTCTTCGTGTTCTTAACAGCATCGGGGTCGGTGGAGTTTGTACCATGACCTGGCATTGTTTCAAAGACGTTATCGTCTGTTGTCATATTCAAGCCTGCAAATGCTTCATCCTTGACTACTAAAGCGGCTACGTGCATCGTTACACGTAAAGCTTTCATACCTTGTTCGAACAAGTTGATCGGCGTGCCGTCTTCATTAGTCAAAGTAGATAATTGAGCTTGATCAGATACAGAGTATTCTAAACCTGCTGGAATACCGTAGTACAAGTAATTAAAGTCCCCAGCGATCAAAGACCCTTTAGGCATTGCATCTGACTTTAGATTTACGGTCGTGATCCCGTCGATCGTTCCGTTCACACGATCGTATAATGATGTGGCCACGCCGTTTTCAGTCTTGACTGCTTTACGTAAAGCAGAATGATTTTGCACTTTGGAAACAAAGGCGTTTGGTTCAATGTTATTGTCATATAACTTATCTTCAAGATCCAAGATCGTATCATAATCGATCGAACCAGTGATATTAGTTCCAGCGGTAGCGATCGAACGTGCTAACGATTGTTTGAACGGGTTGTTCTTACCCAACAAGACTGCTTCGTCAAATTTCTTATAAAAAGCTTCAGCGATCTTAGGTTTCATGAATTCAAAGAAATTACTCATGCCCCACTTAAGGTACTCATCAGATACAGGCAAGATAACAGCCAACTTCTTAGCTCGCATTTCGACTGTCTTCCATTCGCTCTTGGTTGTTGGGATCTTTTGAGTTTCATCTACCCAATAAGCTCCGCCACCTTTAACAAAGACGTCAAATTTCTTTTCTAAGCCATCCATAGCTTCATACTTACCAAGTTGCATGACTTTCGAATTTTGCATGATCTCTTGAATCGTCAAGATAGCATGCTTTTCTGGGATACTCCCATCTCGTTTTTGTAAAAGCGTTACGTTATTTGGATCAAATGTTTGTGGCATTGTAAGCCCTCCTCTATTTAATTAATCTATTAGCTTGTGCAAAGCTAGCAATATCATTCATTGAGTTATCACTAGCCTTAAACCCCGCACTTTCTCTTGGACTATCCGTTTTAGATAGCTCTTCAACTCGTGCCTTGACCAACATATCAACTGACTCAGCCAGCTTTTGGATATTGCTGTGCGTCTTTTCAGCGTCATCAGTCAATACCAAATCTACAAGATCTGCGGGTAGCTTTTGTTCTTCTAATTGTTTTTGCGCTTCAATACGATATGCTTTCATGTCGAGTTCATGCTCACGTTGCTTTAAAGCCTCTTCACGACTCTTTAGCTTAGCTTCAGCACGATCCTTAGCGTTCATACTTGCAAGGCGCTTAGCTTCATCTTCACGCTCTTTTAACTTAGTATCAAGCTCATTATTCCATTTAGAACGTGCCGTTTCTAAAGCTTTAGCCACTCGCTTATCCGTATAGCTATCCAAATCAGATTGCGACTCAAATGTTTTATACGGCGTTGCTTGTTTTTCTTCAGTTGCTGTTGTGTCTAATACTTCTTCATTATCCATGATGAGTCCTCCTGACTACATACACACGAGCTAGGCATAATAAAAGCGCCCACTCACAAGCAAAGCTTCCAAGCACGCGCACCTAGTCATCCATATACAGTTTTATTTTTTAACGACCGTTCTTTAACGTCTGCGATCGCAAAAAGACAAAATAAAAAGCACTCAACTTGCGCTGAATACTAACATAACTACTTGACTTTGATAATATGTGGCTCAATCGCTTTTCTAACATTTTCCCGCTCTTCGGGAGTGAGCTTGGGCCAGTATAGTTCTTCTGGGTCATCAAAATAAAAACAAGCATCTTCTCGATTTGGATAATCTTCCATTCGTGAAACAAATTCCCTTAATTCATTTTGTTCTTCACCAGTTAAATTATGCCAATTCGTCAAAGCATTATTCCCATAAGAAAATTCTACGTCACCTGCGAATATTTTGTATCTTTTAGCCATTCAAGCATACCTCGATTCATGATATTTTTAGTCGAACCTGCGTCAATCATATCATAGCCTGCAGCTATCGCCAAAATATCATACTGGTTATCCATCCAATCACTAGTATCTTTCAATGCTCTTAATTGTTTTATCCTACTACCAATACTATCCAAATCCTTGATTCCTATTGAATAAACATCGTCAGATATTCCCCACTCTGAAATCAATCCATTGGGTTTAGCATGATTTTTAGCGTAAGAAACAAGTTCCGTAAAGTATAGACCACGTCCCTTAGAAGATGACTTCGCTCCCGAGATCATCATTTCACCGAACTTGATGTTATCTAAAAATTCTTTGGCAGTCATGTTAGCTGAATCTCTTACACCTCGATAAACTTTAGAATTAGGGTCAGAGTATTCCTTAACTTGCTTAGGTAAAGCATCATAACCTAAGCGATGATAAACATGCTTCATAAACCTTGCACGCTCATCATCATACGGTTTTGATTCATCTCTAAATTTGTTCTTAGAAATGAGATCCCATACATCTATACCGGTCTTGTGCTTATAATCATCAAGCAAAATATCCATGTTTTCACCTAACTGCTTTAAGCCAGCATTTGTGATATTTACCAAATCGACTTTGGCCAATTTTAAATTTGGTTCTTCAGCCGGCATTATCGAACATAAGCAATTAGGGTGAAACGGGTACATGTTATACCCTACAACAGCTCGATCATGACGATATGGCCCACCAGAAGCAGCACGACGACAAATACGACACGCACTACTTTCAAAGCTTATATCGTACCATTCGATCCCACCTTGCTTATAACTATCAAGTTGCACATCACCTTGAACCCTAGCCGTCTCAGTAATCAAAAGACGCCCAACCTAATACGGCTGAGCGTCAAATATTTTCTTAAATTCAGAGATATATTGGTTAGGGTTCTTGCCTTGTAGGATCGCACTATTTAATACGTTGCCTAAGCGAGCTTTAAGCATTTCAGTGTTATGCCACACGTTATCGCTAAACGTCACATAACCGTTACCAAGCTTGTATGATGCATCGACTAAACTTTTTACTTTTTTATCATCAAACCTAAGTGCTTGCCCCAAGATACCCGCTTGTCGTCGATATTCATCTAAAGCGACTTTGTGCAAATGCTTGTAAGCCTCATCATTCAGCTTGCCCGCTAATCTGTCGATCTCAAGGTTGATTTCCATCTTTAACAGTTGCAAGCGACTAACACGCATTTTCAGGTTGTAAAGCTTTAGATCTGCATTAGCTTGTGGTGAAGTATCCATTTTTTGCACGTACTGCTTAGCTTTATCAGCAAAGCGCTCAACGTCCATTTTATCGGCTAATTTCATAGCTTCAGCCATGGTCATATTCCCATTTTTAGCATAGCGCAAAAAATTACGGTTGATGTCAGCTTCAATATCGTTTAAAGCCTTACGATATTCTTTCATGATCTCATCAGTCTTACCCGATACAACTTTACGTAACTCTTGAGCATGGGCCTGCTCACGCTTGAGCCAGTATTTCTTGCTATCCATCTACATCACCGTTCTCGTCATTTTTAGCGTTATTAGAGCTATCTTCTTTGGCGTCTGGTGTGTTTACCTTATTAGCTTGTTTAAAGCTCTCTGACAGCTTATCAGAGCTTTCTAGTTGCTCTTGCTCGGCTTTGAGATTGCTTTCTTCAGTTTCAGCCGTGGTAAAATGTGTCAGGTCATACATTGTCTTACGTGAGATAGGCACGCCTGCATTGATCAACATTGTTACTTCTTCACTGACCGCATACGGTAGATTAGGTGTGTAATCAACTAACACATTCGAATGCTCTTTCTTAGAAACAGATAGATTACTTTCTAAGTTGAACAACAATTCGCAACGATCAGCAACCGAACGTTTAAAAGCGTTGATCGTTTGTCCGATAGCTTGTTCAAAGCCAAAGATCTTATAACGCATAGCCACACCTGTTGTATTTCCAGCAAAGTTTTGGTCAGTCATATCTGGAATATTACTGATGTTAAAAATATCTTTGCGGATACGCTCTTTGTAACTCTCACTAGCAGCACTATCAAATTCAGGGCTGATATACTTAGCGTCAACGCTTGTAGCATTACCGTTACGATCGATACCACTTTGAAGGCCTAAAATGCCGTATCGCTGTATCTGTTTTATCAACTCATTCACGTTAGTATTAGCAGTCGAAAAGTCACCGTTGATGACCAATAACGAATTGATAACATCAGTCATATAGTTGCTCGTATCACTTTCTACTTGGTCGTAAGCGTCGATCAACGGCAATACATCTTCATACCATGACGTGCGGTATTTGTTGCTCTGATACTCAACGATTGGTACACCGTTATAAAAGTGACTATCAGTGTGATCTTCTTGTAAAGCAGCATTCTTAAACGTACTTGGCTTAAAATGAACGATGTTTGCATCGGTATACAGGATCGTCTGATATGTTTTCACGCTATCTTTACTGAAACCAACTTCAACGATCCTTACTGCCGCTACCGGTTTGCGTTCAATAGTTGTGTCATAGATCACAAATGTTTCAAACACGTTAGCTTGCTTTATTTTATTGCCTTTATCATTCTTGTATTGAATATCATATGCACGTCCAAATTTGGCCACATCATACATCAGTTCGTTATCCAAGGTCGCTATATCGTTTTCTTTGTTGAACTCTAGTAACTTAGCGTTTAGCTTGCTATCATCGGGCAAGTCATACTTTAGCGGAACGCTAGTGGTATATCCTGCAACGAATTGTGCGATCAGCTTCCCAAAGTTATGTGCGATCCGATGATCAGCTTTGTTTTTGTCCAAACGGCGATCACCACTAAAGATACCAGCATTACGCCCTTTAGAGTAACCGTCCAAAACTTCTAAGCGTGGTATTTGATTTGTGATGAAGTGGTTTATAATATGGGTCAGCGTCTCATAACTGTTATTTATCAAGTCATCCAAAGAGTTGACCCGATAATGGATATTGCTTTCAACGCTAAAAGGAAATAGCTTATTGTTATCACTTAACCCCACGCCATTCTCAAATTCATTCACTTTTAACATTACATATACCTCTTCAATCTAGCCAGCTCTTCAACTGACATGCTTTCTTCTAAGTGGTCCAAATAGTCGTTATACATTGCATAACGCATACTGTCCATACAGTCATCATCTTTCTTGATAACATCGCCCGTTTTTTCGTTCCAAGCATAGTTATAGATCTCTTTACGAAACTGTGGGCAATCATCATAAACGACTCTGAACTTACCATTATGCATTGCTCCAGCTACGTACTCGATACCGTTCAAGACATTCTTGTTGGCATTCATTGTTCGAATGCCAGCTTGACTCAGATCGTAAATATGTTCGGGGTTGGCGGTATCGCAATAAAAAGGGATGTTCCCAAACCGCTCCTTAATATCCTTTGCCACATCTACCCAATAAGCGATCTGCTCATAACTAGCAGCATGCTCTTCCATTAACGTGTACACGCCGTCACGATAACCCATTACCGTGAATACAGTCTTGTGATTGAACCCCCAGTCAACGCCAACAAAAAAGCGCTCGTATGTTTCATCGAACGCTTGTTGTCTGCTTATTGTCATTGTACGTCTATCAAATTCCGGATAAACAAGCCCTTGACCTGATACCCATAACCCTAAAATAGAACGATCGTAAAACATCCCGGTTGGCGTGGTCGCCTTAAGACCTTCGATATAACTTTGATCAAGCGTTGTATTCTCTTCAAGCTTAAAATTAAAGTACAACGTCTTACCGCTATCATTTTCTTTATCGATATACTGCGTCTTGAGCCAATGCTCGGGATGGTCTGGGTTAGTATCACAAATAATATGTGCTCCCGGTCGTGAACAGCGGTTATTGATCTCTTGAAATACGCTCTGATCTGCTAGGGACGCTTCATTAACGTAAGCACCATAACTGGTCATACCACGTATAGACGCCATACCACGAATAGAACCTGTGTAAGCTGGCACGATCTCAACGCCTAACAAATGATAATGACCAAATCTATCAGTCTTAGGTGCTATCCTAAATTGATTGCCAAGCTCTGAAATAATATTCGTATAGATCGTACCTGACGATACACCAGCGAGAATATATTTAGGGTTTGAGTCCCCCAGTTGTTTTGCTAGCTTTCTGACTCTATCCAACTCAAGCAAAAATAAGTAATTATCAATATACGTCTTACCTGAACGAACAGAACCCGAATTGATCAGAAAACGAAATTCTTGAGTACGATAAGCATGTAACACTTCTCGCTGTTTAGCTGTTAATACCTTGGTCAGTGCCATGTTCTTTGTCGTCCTCCTTTTCGATTGCTTCGATTAATTCTAATAAGTGATCTTCTGCATTAGTACCCTCACTTTGCAAGATCTTAAGCTTGGCTTCTTTGATTTTTGTATCAAGTTCAGAGTCTTTAATACGATGCTTAAGCAATTCTCTTTCTTCAACGGATAACTGGCTATCGTTGTACTTATCACGCCAATTATTTTTGAGCCAAAATATCTGTGCGGTGACGTGACCATTCTTGGCTTTTTTGAACAGTGCATTCTCAATGATAAAATTAGCCTGTTCTTTTCCCATTTTTAAGGCGTTGGATATGTTAGGGTATTTCTTTATCCAGTCATACAATGTCTCACGTCTAATCCCGATATTATGAGCGATCTGTTCATCAGTCAGGCCATCACGTTTCCAGCCTTGCAGTAATAATAAATTTTCTTGCTTCAGCCACTTCTTATATTGTCCTCTTGCCATTTCAAGTAACGTCACCTCCTTTCAAGTTATAGCGCTGCTGGGAAGATTCGAACTTCCAACTAGAGTTATGAGCTCCAGTCATTCATCCTAAAAATCAGCAACAAAAAAAGCCGTTCGCTTTAGTTCGTTACAACTCTGCGCTCGGCTTAGTAGGCACTCCTTATATTTATTTTCCCGATAGGATATGCCAATAGATAAATCAAGGAGTCGAACCTTGACTATCTAAAATCAATATATACAAATTTATGTTTTTTATTCCAAGAACTCCCGATGATGTCTCCTTGTCCCCATTTGACCCAGTTATTTCTTAGCCAGTATACGAAATCGTTCCAATCGTTTTCATCAGTAAATACAATACGTGCACCGTCGTTACTTGGCTTAAATTCTTTTAAAGGAACATTTTGAAGTTTTAATTTTAACTTGTTAGCGATAGATTTCATAGCATTTCTCCTATCGGCAAAAGCTCTTGAAACTGATCAATTTTGGACGTTGGTTAAATTTCTTTGCTAATTCTTTTGAACGGTTGTTGAAGTGGTTAATGTAAGGCATAACCAATTCTTTAGCTTCTTCCATTGTTGCGTTACCACTTCTGTATAGCATGCGTCCTTTTTCTGCTTGGTCTCTCAATTGTTTTGTTTCGTTTGTCATTTTATCTTACCTTCCTTTCCTTGGTACACTGTAAGCTTAAGGTAAGAGTATAGGTGGTTCAAGGAATTATCCAAGCTTTTATTCACTTTCTTCTAATGGATCATCAGCCACTTCGATTTCTGGGAATTGTTCCTTAATTTGCTTAGTATCTCCCTTATAGAACACTAAAACATTTTGATGACATCTAACTACTTTTCGATTTATCATGTTACGGCGAGCCCGAATGGCCCCCGAACCAACAACATTGACTAACACAATATCGTTATAAAATATAAAACCTTGCTCTTTAAATGCCTTTTTAGTTAGTCCCTGCAAATCCCTATAATGCCCGTCTTTCTTACTTCTGACATCAGAAATAACGACTACAGCAAAGCGATTATCTTTGACCTTATTGGCACCACGTTTCAATATTTCAACATAAGTCTTATCAAAATCAGCTTCATTCATGTTCGATATATCCTGCGGATCATCAGAATATACTTCAAGATCGGCATACGGAGGACAAGTCAATAATAAATCTTGACTGCTATCTTTAATATAATCATCAACATTCAAACTATCATCATTGATCCATGTAATATCCTTAGGAACACCTATTTGCTTAGCATTTTCAATATTGGCTTCAACTTGCTCCTTTCTAAGATCTATCCCTGTATATTCATGACCTAAAATTGAAGCAGTTACACCACGAACGCTACCACCAGCAAACGGATCATAGATTTTAGAGTTTTTGTGCGGAGTGAACCAGTTATACATCAATTCACACAAAACAGGGTCAAATATTGATGTTCCACCCGTTGCACCACCCATATCAAGTGATTTGGCAAAAGTTAAATTACCCTCTCGCCCAACCTCGCTAGCGATTCCTAAATCTAACCATTGTTTCTTACGTGATTGCCACTCTCCACGACGTGTATCAAGAATAGATCCAGGAAATACTCCAAACCTTTCAGACAAAGGTGGAGCATCATTATCTTGTGCCATGACTTTTCTAAATGTTGACTGTTCGTCTTCCATATCATAAAATCCAAAATCAGACATATCAAAATCAACGATATCATCGAGTTCAATGTCTAGTAATTCCACATCCCAATCAGCTAGTTCCCCGGTTTTGTTGTCAGCTAAACGATATGCTTTGACTTGTTGTTCTGATAACGTATCAGCGATCACAACTGGTACTTTTTTCAATTTTAATTTCTTAGCAGCTTTCAAACGTGTATGCCCTACAATGACAACATTGTTTTTATCAACTACGATTGGCTGTTGCCACCCAAATTCTTTAATAGAGTTAGCCGTTTCTTGCACCGCATCATCGTTGATCCGTGGGTTGTTTTCGTACGGCTTAACTTGATCAATAGGCACTTCGATCACTTTCATCTAACCACTCTTTTCTACAAAATAAAAGGAATGCAGCTACTAACTACATCCCTACTGTTTCCAATATATTTACTCTATCAAGCTATGTCATGGCTCTATCAATATGCTATTAGCTCTATCATACAAAATCTCATCCAGCTTAAAAAAGATACTTGATAACTTTCTTCAACACCTATCAATTTGTTAATTTGCTCAGTTGATAACATTATTTTGCCTCATTTATGCAAAATAAAAAGCCAGCCTATTACAGCTGACTTAGATATTATCGGAATTTCTTAGCTACAACGATCAACATAGCTAATATGATCAGCAACGTTACACATGCTGTTAATAAATAAATAGTTAACATAGCTCATCCCTACTTTGAACTCATAACCATCTGTAAAACTGTTGAAGCTAAAGACGATAACTTCACGATGTTTAAAGCTGATGAAGTTATCGTACTAAAATCTCCAATTTTCTTCATGACACTTCTGTATCTATTTTGAGCTTCTTCTTTATCTGGTGCTTTAGCAATACCTAAAATATCTTGCACCATGATATTAAGTTCTTTCTGATGATCATTGCTGACACTTAATAGATCAACGATGTTTTTTAAATATTCTGTATTCATTTCAATTCTTTTAAGTACCTCCAATGATTCTAATGTTGCCCGGTTAGCTTCATCAGTCAGTTTAGCATCTGGTCTACTAATTACAGATAACTCTGGCAATTCTTTAAAGAAAGATTTATCCATAGCCCACATATCACTCATACTGGTTATTGATGATTCAAAATCGTTTACTCCATCCATTCAATTCACCTCAGCCGTAATTATAACAAAAGCCCAGTCGCACGGACTAGGCTTAACGAGATATGAATTGAATTGTTAGTCTAATGACTAAAGGCCCACGCTGGAATTGCACCAGCACGGTATGCGGGGAAGTTACTGCTCACTAGATGGGCCATTTTGCTCGCTTCGGTCAGTTGCGAGCTGGACTTATCGCGCCCCCACGCTAAATTTATTTAGTGACGCTTTAGCACGTCATGCTTTCGCATTCAAGATGTTATCAAAGTAAATAATCGAACTCATGTCCCAACTTTGGAACACTATCATAATAGCATGATATTGCTCTGATTATGGTCTGATGTTTCTATGGTTTTAGTCTGATATTAGTATGCAAAAAGTCTGATAAAAGTCTGATTTTTTCACCCTCTCCGTGAGATAGTGATATTTTTTGTCTTTTTATCTAGCGTTTCTCTCGTAACATTATTCATGACACCCTTGCTTAATCTTGCTTCAAACAACTCAAAAGATCGCCTATCACTAAATGTTATCCTACGATCATTTACAATACCTGGCATTAAATCACTCCACTTGAGTACCAACCTATCACGCTCATTTGTATTTGTGCAAATCTTTCCACCATGGACAACACGTTTCAAACGAGTCTGCAAACTCATTTTCAGCTTTGCGTTTCTTGATATGATACTGCGCTTTCTCACATCCTAAACGCTCACATATCTCCCATGCACTCAGATCATCAACATATACCGCAATTAATATCTGCTTACTTTCATCTCTCAAAGCGTCCAAAGCCTTGCCGACCCGCTCTAAGGTCTCCTTAGCATATACTTGCTTTACGATCCGCTCCTCCAACTGATTACCAAACGAGGGCGCTTTTGGTTCATCTGACATCACTGGAGCCTTGATGAAGCTATCACCGACCCCAGCTACTCGCAACAACTTTGGATAGTCTTGCTTGAAGAACTTGCGTACCTTGGCTGATGTCTCCACTAGGTCAACATCTACACCCTCGAACCAATTCGCAAAGTCTTCCGCTGTTTCCATATCAAATTTCATTCAGTCGCCCTCCATGTTATAATTAAGTCACGAATATTTGTTTGGAGAACGACTGCGAGTGCTGCGGTCGTTTTTTATTTGACTGCGATCACTTTGTACCGCTTTTTAAGCATTGTCTTTTTCTTTCTAGCAATAATGACTGTTGTAACACCACACCCCACAAAATTGGCCACTTCTTGCGCTATCTCAAATTCGTGTTTTTCACCCGTCTGAGTATCAAATAGATACCACTTTCTGAAATAGCGATCCTTTCTTTTGCCTCTAGGAGCATGGCTTTTCCCACCATGAACGCTCCAGTCCATTTTCTTTTCACCTTTTTTAGGCATACCAACTACTTTGATGTACGCTTCAAATGCTTCTGCAATCAGCTTGTCTTCAGGATGTTTTTCTACGTATCTCTTCATCTCGAGTCGTTCATTCGATAGCTCATCACCATATTCCTTACTCAAGATGTTGACTGCTGTTGCGAACTTCATTTTCTCGTCCTCATCAGATCTACGATCTCATATAACTTGACCACGCATACACTGACTAAGTAAGCTACCAATAAGCCGACAAGTACTAAAGCATTGATAAAGTATCCTTGCGACATTCTAATCAAGATAGCTACTAGTAACCCTGCCACACCTAAAATATTTAGTGCATTCCACACTCCCTTTACCAACATAGAAATTACCTCCTTATTCGTTAATCGCATACCCGATAAAAATTCCTATTGCTAAGCACGCGCCTGCAATCACAAAAGTTAATGCCTCCATTTGCTCATCTCCTCAAACATTTTCTTGTCTTTTTCCATACCTTTTACTGTATCGTCCAAGATTTGCTTGAACATTTTTGCCATGAAAAATACAGGTATGCAAAGGCTAATACAGCAATTGTTACAACAAGAAGTAGTACTCCGGCTGATAAGATCAACAAAATTTTCATTCTCTAGTCCTCCACTAATTCATAAGTTAGTCTGAAAATATCATCTTTAATCGCCCAATGTTCGCCTTTTTCTCCTGTAGCGATCCAATCGCCTAAGTTGATACGCATATCGCCTTCTTTGGTTGGCAAAAAATATTGAAATTCATTAGTGCGATTATCAATATCTGGAAACATACCATACTTAAAGACTTGCTCAGGTTCTTCAGTAAATTTCTCGGCCTTGATGGTTGCTACCTTCCTGTACTCTCTTAACATTTCAGATCTCTCCTTTCAAAAATACAGACCATCTTGTTTTACTCCTTCGATCACCAAAGATAGGACGTTGCCCGATTGCTTTGATCACATCCCTAAATTTGATCTGATCTTCGTTCCACTTAAACATCAATGTCCCAGTTGGCTTGAGTACACGCCTGCACTCATCAAATCCACGTTTCAAATCTTCTGGCCAACTTTCTTTGTCAAGCTTTCCATATTTTTTAGCTAACCAGCTATTAGGCCCAGCGTGAATCAAATGCGGTGGATCAAACACAACTAGATCAAACGTATTATCATCAAACGGGATGCTCCTAAAATCTGCTTGTACATCCGGATCAACGTCGATTACATGTCCAGTTTTTAATTCTTCGTGATGCCTTCTGATGTCCATGTATGTCGTATGCTCTTCTTGCTTGTCGTACCAAAACATGCGACTACCACAACATACATCCAAAATTTTCATTCTGTTTACTCCTCATCTCACGATTTATAATTTGTATACACTACTGACGTCCTTTGCATATGACATAATAGAGTAAGTATTTCCGTATAATTTAAAGTTAGTCAATACAAAATTATCTAGTTGTTCTTCAGTCATTTTTTCTACTCGTTCTAAGTACAATTCATCAATAATCTTTAAAATTGTTTTGAAATGTTCGCCTAAATTGCAAGGATAAATCTTTTCTTGTGACACATCGTAAACAAAATATTCAAATTCGCTATATCCACGTAGATCGTAGTATAATTTACGTTTTTTAAAACGTTCCATCTGCTGGATTTGTTCACAGAAATATTGTCCTTGATCATCATTTTCACCGATTAGAAACTCACCCGATTGGTTATGGTCTTTTTGATATTTTTTACAAATGTCTATCCATTCTTCTTGATTTAGTTTGTATTCTTCATCACATAACATGTCGAAGAAAGTATAAGCTGTACTTTCTGGATATGCTTCGTTTGAGTCAATATTTTTCTCATAGTAAATTTGCGCTAATAGATTTAGTAAACTATATGGATCATCAGTCCAAAAATGTACATATTTTTTCATCCTCATTCCTCCAAATCGTCTATGCGAGCCCACAAAATATCACTATATTGCTCCATAGCTTCCAACTGGCAACGCAATAAGTTCACTTGCTCTTTTCCGATATTCGATAATTTTTCATCATCATACAGAAAGGTTTTTAACTTTCTGATTTTTTCGTCCAGATCAGCTTTTTCTTCTTTAAGCTTTTCAACGACTGGCTTATCAGCCGTCTCTTTTTCATCTTCATACATGATTAGCGCTGATTGATTATCTGACTGATATTTAATGTCAATCGTTTTCTTATCTTTGATAAAATCATTAATCGAGTCTTCTAATAGATCAGTTGGCCAATATGGTTGGTTAATAAATTTCACTTTCATTTTCTAGTCCTCCAATTCATCTTCTGGTACTTCGACCTTTAGCACGTTAAGATCAAGACCTTTTGCGCGCGGATCTTTTTGCATCGCATCAATCTTCTCTTGTGTGAACTGTGTTTTATAAGACGAAGTTTCGCTTCTTGTTTCAAAAAACCAATTACCCGTTTTTTTATTAACATTCAAATATACGGGACCTCTATTAAAATTAAGTTTGATATAATATTTCTTCTCTTTTTTGATTGTGTAGCCCGTGAAGTAGGCTTGTGATAAACGGTTAAAAAAGTCAGCTCGTTTTTTCCAATCTTCTCGATATTGAACCATTTTATTAGACAACTTTTTGGTAAAATGGTTGCTACTATCATCAGCGTAGAGCGGTAAATCGTAGAACGGCAAGTCTTTGTATTTCTCAAACCACTCTGCCTCTTCTTTGCTCAATACAGCCTTCTTGACGACCTGCTCATCATCAGCTAGCTTGTACCAGCCTTTGCCAGCCAACACATCAGCTGATACGCTGATTTGATGTGTTTTAATTTCCAGATCGTACTGTTCATCATACTGTCCATCGTTCAAGATCATTTTTTCTTCTGTCATCTTGTTAGTCCTCCTAAAATTTATCTTTTCCACCTTTAGCCACCGTTTCGATCGTGACTTTACAGATCTCATGCGGTACTTTGTATGGTCCTTGTTTATTCATGTATTCTTGAGCCTTCTCTCTGCTCTTGAATTTAGCTGCCTTCCAGTAATCAGATGTGTAGCGATATACACCAAACTGCCCCTGTTTTAAATATCCATATGTTTGATTTTTTGGATAACTCGGATAATACAGCTTAATTACGTAATACTTGCTCATATCATCACCTCCAGTTAAAAATTTTTGCTGGATCATAGTCGATATTTTGCATGATGTCGTAAAACTGAACTTTACCCTTAGGTGAAATTTGGCGGGTGTTGACGTTCTTTCTTAGACCATAAATCCGCATTTTGAAGTCATTCTTTCGTGGCACGACAGCTTCGACCGCTTTTTTGAATTTCCGTTGGAATAGGTTAAACCGCAATTTAGCTGTAGTATTAACACCATAGCGCCCGTCTAAACTAGACTTGACATCGTAAACATGCAAGATATGACCGTTGCGATCGTATACAACAAAATCTGGTGCATACGTGATAGCCGTCATCATGGTTGCTTCTTCCAGTACAAAGCGTGGATGTACTTCAAACTGATAGCCACTGTTCTTAATAAAGCGTTGATAGAAGTCAGCTTCTTTTTGTGAGTCAAACACGTATCCGTCCAACTCCACCTTGCGCCCAAAATGCGTACCAGCTTTATTCTTCATCGTCATCTTCCTTAACTTCATACCATGCTTTAGCCATACCAGCGTACTCAATGCGTGCTTCATTTAGCTTCTTAATAAGCTCTGATGCACTTTCAGCTTTTAACTCACTTGCAATTTCGTCAAACGTGTAACCTTCTGCAATTCTGATCAAAACTTTTTTAGGGTCAAAATCACTCTTGAGTTCATATTTTTCAGTTAGCAAGAACTTGTCTACAACATCTGCTGTGATCTCTTCTTCACGTTCGATCGTTTGTTCTTCACCAACGTCTAAACTAGTCTGTTCGTTTTCTACTGTGGTCCAAACGCCCTTAATATCACGTTCGTAATATTCGACTGGTTCAAGTGTTTCTGCGTCAATTTTTTCTGTGTAACGTGTCACAGCTGACTCGATCGTTACCCGAACTACGCCATCTGCTTTTAACTTTTGAAGCTCATCAAGCTTATTCTTCAGTGCTGATCCTGCCAGCTTTTCTGTGATGCTGATATTTCCTTTTGCGTCTACTTTGAAATTGTCGATACCTGCATAAAATTCTAAACTCATATTGTTTTCCTCCTAGTTTTCACTTGTCATCAAATCCTGCTAAAATCAATAAAATAAAGATCACTAACAAAACAAATGCTGATAGACCGCCGAGAAACTTAAGCACCAGCATTTTTAAGTTCCTTCGTTAGTGTCTTGCACGTTTGCCTTAATTCGTCTTGAGTTTCTTTAATCGCTGCGATCCATCCCTTTACATCTTTAGCATCTTGTGTTTTAGACACTTCGATCACATATGCTTGAAGTGCAGATTCTAAAGTTGGGTAGTAGTGAATTTCATAAGACTCACTTTTTGCATCTTCCTTAGTCCGTTTTCGTTTCAAGTTATACGTGTATGTGTCACTCTCGATCGAATACACGTCATCTAATTTGATTACCACTTCTAAGCCTCCTATCTCGTGTTAGACACGTTTTAAATATTTCGTTGATAATTTATCATCAGCGCTAACAAACTGCTTCAAATACGCTTCTGAAACGTTTAATGCTAATTTTTAGGTTGTTGCCACTCTGCTAAGTTAGTACCTTGTTGTTTTCGCCACTCTCCATAAGTTGGACCATATCGAAAAGGTTCACCTAACTTACTACCTGTCTTCTTTGCATCCCAATAGATGATGCGTTTATCACCGTTTTTCATTGCTCTCCCTCCGTTTGAACGTTTGCAACGCTAAATCAAACATGCGTTGTTGTGTTTCTTGCTTTTCCTCAAATCGCAATTCGTCTGATTTACGTTGATATCGTTTAAGATCTTGGTAAGCTTCTTCCCAGCCAATCGTTCCGACACTAGCAGCTCGAAGCGTCTTTGCCATACCTTTCCAAATCGCATCATGTGATTTTTGATGTTCTAATTCGCTTACGGGCTCAAATTTATCTTCGATCCCTTGCAGATAACCGACCGATACACCGAAGTAATCTGCTAGCTTTTGCCAAGCCTCTATTTTAGGTTTTCTGCTTCCTTTTTCATAAAAGCTTAGCGATTGTTGGCTAATGCCCGTATCACTTGCTAACTGTGCTTGGCTGATATTCTTTTCAGTCCGCAGTTCTCTAATTCTGTTTCTCAACTTGTACACGCTCATTTGCTCGTTCTAACTTTTTTTGTCGTCGACGTCGCTTGTCACGTTTCTTGCTTCGCTTCTTTCCTGTCATCTACCTTCCTGCCTTTCCTGTTAATAATTTAGTTTCACTAACGAACATGTCATACTTACTCAAAGTATCTTTGATCTTATTCAAAACAATTTTTAATTCGTCTAAATTATCTTCTGTGCTGTTCACATAAAAATCTGAGATTGCTTTTTCAATATCAGTACCCATTAGATAAACAGCATCAGCCGTTTCATGACGCTTAAATTTCAAGAAGTCGTCGACCATTTTATTGACACTCGTTTGCAGTTCTGGATTGAGTGGCTTTTTCTCGAGCTTAATCGCATCTTGTGGATCTGGAAACATTGTGATCACTTGCCGTTTTTTTACGTCTAAGATAATCGCAATGTCTTGATACCGATAACGATCTCTGCCACTCTCTTCTCGTTTTACAAATACACACTCTTTCAACAGCCGATTTGCCCAGTCACTCAAAGTGTCTTTGGTTTGTCCGAAACGCTGCTTGATACGCTCTGTTGCGTGTGGTGTGATCGTGTATTCTTCTGGATTAGGAATTCCCATTCGCTCACCTCATTTCTCCTTCTAATCTCTTTCTGTACATTTGGTCATATAGCGTTGTTAGTTGAATTTGAAGCTTTTCTACCTCTGTCGCTTGCTTTAGATCGCCGTTATACTTGACTTCTAAATACGCTAAGAAGTTTGCGCCATCTTCAACATATCGCCAACCTTGCCTTTTCTCTTCTTGTGCCACCGCTATTGCATCCCAAACAGCTTGGACTCTCTTTTCATCATGCTCTTTGATATACTTGCGAAATATCGGTGCTTGGTCTTCATGAGCTTCTGCATGAATCTCAAGCTTTCTGATGATGTTTGTCTGCATCATTGCTTGTCGCAAATACGCTTTAACAGCGATCGACTCGTTTAGATTTTCATACTTCATGATCTCAGCGTATTGTACTTGGTTCATGTATCGGCTCATGATCATCACCTCATTCCTCGTTGTTTGGCTCGATAAACGTCATATAACGTCCTTCAAAGTAATAGTCGATCGTACCTAATGCGCCTTCACGATTTTTCTGGATCGTTAGCTGAACGACTTTTGGATCATCCTTATACGGTCTATGCAGAAAAGCCACAACATTACTATCTTGTTCAATCGATCCTGAGTCACGTAGATTAGATAGCTGTGGTTGCTGATTTGCATTCACATCACGATTAAGCTGTGCTAACACCACGATCGGAACGTTATACTCATTTGCCATGATCTTTAGTTCTCGTGAGATTTGTCCGATCTGTTCCCACCGTTGCGCCCGACTGTTTTCAACTTTGACCAACCCAATGTAATCAATGATCGCTATATACTTGTTTGGCTTTGACTTAGCTGCATTCTCTCTGATGATCGATAATATCCCGCTTAACGTTAAAACCTTGTCATAAACTCTTAGCTTGCGTTCCCTGTACCATTCGATCGCTTTAGCAACTGCCTCTCTCTCGTATTGCTGAAGCATTTTAGCAGGACGTTTTAACCGCTGTGATGAAATGTTAGTATGCCGTGCTACAAATCTGTTAAGCATTTCTAGCTTGTTCATCTCAAGCGTGAAGAAATCAACTTGAACTTCTGGATCGTTGGTTATGATCTGATAAGCTAGGTTCACTCCATATGCCGTTTTACCAACGCTTGGTCTCGCTCCGATCGTCAACAACATCGATCCATACAACCCACCAGCTAAAATGTCGTCTAACTTTGGAAAGCTCTTAATACCAACGGGCATATCGTTATACATGCGATAACTTAAATCATCCATTGCTTCATCAAGATAGCCTTTGTCATCTTCTTCATCAGTCTTTTTTAGATTTTCAATCGCTGATGATAAGCGGTTCAGCTCTTCTTTTTTAGGCGACATCTGATACAACACGACCGCTTCATCTAGCTGTTTCTTAGCTGCTAGCTTATGCAGTGCTTTCACATCGCTTGTAATACTTGCTGTTGAAAATACCGACTCTCGCATGTCTTCAAGATCTCTGTAACTCAACTGACCTTCATACTTGTCTAGCTCGCTATATACGTTTAACGTGGTGCGCTCATTTACTTCTAAGCTTTGTAGAACTTCAAGCACGTTCTTTAGTCGTGTATCTTCAAACCAATCAGCATTGATTCCAACTGAATCTACTAGCTCAGGCTTACTAAGCAGTGTTGCTATCACTCGTTGCTCTAGCTCGGTCAATCTCTGCCACCTTCTCCCTTAGCTCTGGAAATTCTTCAAGAATATTCTTGATAGTCTCTTCGTTAAACCACTCTGGATGATTTTTATATTGCATTGGGAACGCATCTCGTCTACTCTCCCTTTGCTCTCGCTCAAGATCAGCCACTGTACGCTCGGCGGGGGCGGAACTAGGGACGGTTTTGGGGTTGACAGGAGATCTCTCTTGACCTACGTTGTACTCATCATTCCAACACTCTCCGTTAAACCACGTTGATCCTTGTTTGATATACTGTTTATTTGTCCTTTGTACTCTGATCTGAGTCAGGTAATTCACGATACCTGTTTGGATCTCTTTGTTAGTTGTTCCATTTTTGATTGCTCTCTTATATGCCTCAAATGCTTTCTTTTTGCCTTCTTTACGTGGATACAACTTCCACAACTTTTCAAAATCTTCTTCTAGCTGCTTATTCTTACTTGTATTATTAAATCTTGTAATATTCTCTTTAAACTTTTCTTTAATACCCCCCTTAAAATTATTTTTAATAGGGTCTTCAACTTTTTCTTTAGGGGTATTAAAATTTTCTTTAATAGGGTTACTATTTACAAAAATTCTTCGCTCTTTAATTTGTTTTCCGTCATAAATCATTTCTACATCAATGTATCCACGATCTTTTAGATGATTAACCCAATTAGAAGCAGTTACAGTAGTAACGTCATATAGTTGAGCAAAGTAGTTATTGCTTGCATTGCAGTAACCTCGCTTGTTACTTAATGCAGTGATCTCACTAAACAATAATTTTTCATTTGGTTTAAGCCTTTTATCGTATCTCACATCAGCGGTAAGAATTGAATAGTAACTTGGGTGTTCCATACTTCACACCTCCCACTTTCTATCGGGCATCCCACCCGTTCGGCGATTGTATGTTCGCTAACTCTTGTAGTTTCCTTTAACGTTGATTTTCTTTAGTGTTTCAGCGTCTAGCTTGATCCCACTTGCTGGAACGTGATATAACTCTGAAAACTTTTCTGGCCCAAGCTGATGATAGTTCTGATGATGCGTCCGACATAGTGGCAACACCCTATGTTGTGTGTGATCCACTTTGTTACGATCAACACCCATGCCAACCGTATCTGTATGGTGTATATCAGCTGGTAGACCACAAATCAGACACACTCTATGTCGACAACATTGATAGATAAAGTACTGTTCATCTTTTGGCAGTAGCTCATATCCTTTGGCAAACGGTACATGCCACTCAAACATGAAATCTACTACCAATTCGATCAACACATTAGCATCAGTCACACTCGATCGTGTGTAATCTGCTAAACTGATCTCTTTGCCTGTGTAATACTGGTATTGCAGATAGAACATGTCTTTCAAGAAATCTTGTGGTACAACGAAGTGGTCCACGATGTCATTCAACAGAGCGAAGAACAAGCGCCGTTGCTTCTTTCTGACACGTCTTGTATCTGCAAGTTCCCAATCAACATAGAACTGTTCTTTGCTACCTGACACAGTCTCAATGTGATCCAAATTAGGCATATGATCTAGCTTCACCATCAACCACGCTCCGCCATCATCTGCACGTTGCAAGATAGCTCGTGATCTTCGCTCCATTTTTATCAGCTCCTAAGCTTAGAACGGTAAATCGTCATCTGAGATCACTTGTCCTGCTCCTGCAAATGGATCTGCATCAAAGTGTTTTGGTAAGTTAGCTGCTGCTTGCTCTACAGCTGACTGATTACCTGCACTATATCCCGTTCCTGCTTGTTGTCGAGGTGGGGCAAATACGCCATTTGGTTTACTACCTTCTGGGTCAGTTGGATTGTGTGAAGTAACATCCAAGTTATAGTACCCTTTGCTGTTTGGTTCAGAGCTCCATTCTACTGTCACGTTCATTTTGTTGTATTTCTTTAATCCTTTTAACAAGATATCCAGTGTTTTGATCTGAGTACCAGCTGGAACGCCTGCCACAACTAACAATGTGTTAAATCGCTTTAATGATTGTTCTTCTTTCTCGGGCGTTTCATCGTCATACACGACATTGTCAAATCTGATTGTTCCTCCTGCATATTTACCATCTAAAACTTCATAGTTCAGCACTAACATTTCTTTACCAGTACTTGCAGTTTTCAATTCTGATGTTGGTAGCAAACGCACGTTATACGTTCCTGCTTCTTCCACTCGACGTCCTAACACATTATTTTCATCTACCGTTAAACCTTTAAATGCCATAATCTATCTATCCTTTCTCTATGAAGCTTTCTTTGTCTTTGGTTCTTCTACTGTAAATTCTTCTGTTGGCTTGGCTTCTACAAGCTCCTCAGCTTTGATAAGCGTACGATCATCAATTCGATTTTTAGCATGATTCTCTTGCTCTGGATCAAGATCGATCCACCGCTTGCCATCTTTGATATAAATACGTCCAACCAAATCAAACATTGAAGTAAAAGCGTTGAACGTTTTGATGTTCATATCAGCTTCATAACGCCCCTGTTCGTCAATACCATTTTTGCCTTTGTCAATTGCATGAGCTGTAGCATATATCGTCTTGTTAGATCGTCTTAGCAATGTGGCAAGATCTCTGAACCATTTCTGCATTGCGTTATAGTTCTGCCGATTATCTTTAGCTGCATGCTCGATGTTGTCTAGCACGTAATTTTGTAGTGCTGTTACATTATCCAAGCAAATTACGTCAATATTTGGACTGTTGACCGCCGCTACCAAGTTATCCCACACAACACGCTGAATAATTGGAATATCTGTTCCTTCAAGAACAGCAAGTGTGATATCACCAGTATCCTTAACAGCGTTGTATGATAGGTCAAAACTAAATAGTGCTTTATTGCCCTTAAATTGCTTTAGTAAGCTTGTCTTACCTGTCCCACCGTCGCCATAGATAAAATACATATTATGGTGCTCGGGGAAATTTCCCGGTGTGAAAAATCGCATTCTTATCCCTCCAGATCTTCTGACTTAACGAACGTACCGTTGATAGTCTTGCCTGTTCGATCTTTGATAACGTTGTAAGCATTGTTCAAGCACTCGATAGGATCAAGCCCACGTTGATAACATAAGATAATCAGCACTACTTGAATATCACCAACAGCGTCAATTTCTTGTTCGCTCATATTCTTATTGATTGCTTCTGAAAGTTCTCCGATTTCTTCAAATAGCTTCATAATCTGCTTATCTGAATACTCACCAATATTACGATCATCAGCCCATTTTTTTAGTCGCTCATTGATTTCTTCAAACGTCATTTCTTCACTTCCTTTCAATGACAAGCTCACGTTCGGAAGCTTCTAATACTTCAATAGCACTGTTTTTAATTGCAACGGCTAAATTGTCTAAGTCTTGCTTAGTGCCTTTCAGTTTGAAAGATACAATCTGCAACTCTCGGACCACTTCTCCCGTTTCTGAATCGATTTGCTTACCGTTAGCTTCAACTAGCTTTTCTTTTTCTTGCTCAACTAACGCTTGCTTGGCTAATCGTTCAGCTTCTTTTCGCTGTAATAATTCTTCATGATCGCTATCTGCTGCTTTCTTGGCTTCCCAGTAATCGAAATCTCGTGCGATCTCAACATATCTTGTTTTAGGCAAATCAAGCTTCGCACAGTACTCTGTGATCATTTCAACATCTTTATTGATACGCTTTTGCTTCTGCACGGCTTCGACGATTTCTTCCATGATTTTGCCTTTTGTTGCTGATTTGAGTAACCATTGCTTTTGAATTTCAACGGTTTCTGGATCGACAGCATTAGCTTCAGCGACTTCTGTGATCATTGCTTGAACATTTTGCTTGCGTTCATCACGTTGCTTATCCTCAAAGAATTTAACGCCATCGTTGATTGATTGATACACATTATTTAGCTTTTCAATGTATGCCTTGATTTCATTCTCAAAAGCGTTAAGTGGCTTGTTATAAATGCGCTTTTGTTCTTTGCGCTTGTCATCAAGTGCCTTCTTCAAAGCATTTACTTGTGCCTTTGAATTTTTTGCATCTTTTAAGGTTTCTTCAGTAACAACGATGTTTTCATACTTGCTGATGAACTCATCTACTGCTTGATCCAAAACATCTTTATTTTGGATCGTTAAAACTGCTGGTGTGTAATCAATGTCAACTCGCTCTAATGTTGTTAACTCGTTCATCCGTTAGTCCTCCTTATCCCTAGCATTGATCTCTGCACATACAATAGATTTAATGCATTCGAGATCACTTTTATGTATTGCTTCAAACAACTCATTAAGCATTACAAACAAGTCAAGCGATGATGCTTCCACGTTAGTAGCTACGTAATCAGTATTTGCACTTAAAGCAAGCACTGCAAAATCTAAGTTTGCTTTCTTCAAAACTTCCCCTGCTTGTTTAACTGCTTCTTTTTTCTGCTCTTTATTAGTGTCTTCTTCTTTGACTCCTTGCTTTAAGATAGCCGCTAATAACATTTTTTCTAATTCATTCATTTTCGTATCTCCTTTGAATTCGTGTTATAATTTAATCGAAAATATTTTTGTTTTGGGTCGCACTGCCATGCGATCCTTTTTTATGGTCTGAACAGCCAATCCAAGCCACGCGTCCATTCTGCATCTCGTGCACTTGCAACTGCTGTAATGATCAGTGCTAAAATGCCAGACCAACCAACGACCCATTCTTCGTGTGGTAAGAAGCCCGCTAGCATGACGCCAGCTAAGACAGCCACAATATGGCTACTGCTGATCTTCATTTTCCTTCACTTCCTTTTCATCAATTACTCCACATTCGTACAACGATAATACAAGACAGTCTTTACAACAAAATGCGCCATGATCAAACTCAATCATATATTCATCAAAAAATTCACAATTGATTTGCAAGTAACTCCCTTTGATTTCTTCACCACAATGTTCACAATGTTTCATTCCTATGACCTCCATTTCTCTTTCAACCACTCACAGCACCCATCAACTACGATCAGCACCGCTAGCAACAATAACAACTTAATTTGCATCACCTCCTTAAATTTATTTTCTCGACAATTACCGGCAAGCAATTATTGATTTAAATATTCGTCTAATTCGTTGGACAAAAAATATGTTGATGTTCCGTCGATATGTTCCAGCACTTTGAATGCTGGTTTTGTCTTTCTCCAGCGATCAATAGTGCTTCTGCTCCTGTTCATATACTCTGCTGCTTGTCCGATATCCAGACGTCGGCTTCGTTTTTCTTTCATTGTCATCATTTGCACTGGCTGTCTTGCAATCAACTCATCAGCTACGTATTTAGCAATGAGTCTTGCATCTTCTTCTGACAATGTTACTTGCATCGCTTTAGCCTCCTTCCACCTTGTAACAGTAACTGCAATCATCAATAGTCACTGTTGCTTGATCTAAACCTAGTCGTAAGCTGTATCGCTTGCGTAAGATCTTAGCTACATGCACATGCTTCTGTGCAAATTCTGAAACAGCTCTGTGTGCTTTGGCTTCACTTGGATACGTTCCAATACTGATTCTCTTGTTGTCATCTGATGTTGTTTCAATCACCCTGTACATCATCATCATCTCGCTTTCTGTTATAATGTGTTCATCTTCTTGTGAAAGGAGGTGTCATTCATGCCTTTCAGACAAGAGATACTTGATATTGTTTTATCTGAACTTGCAAATTCCTCAACTAATGCTGTTGGAACTGATCGTAATAAGAAAGTCGGCAAACTTTGGACGACCTATTCTAAATCAGACATAGAAGATACACTTGCGACTCTTGATAATAGACAATATGAAGTTCGTTACTATCGCAGCTTTGAAATGGATACTAAGTATGGCTTCGGGGTTCGTCGTCGCTAGACTGTTGAGCCACAAATAGTTTGTCAGGAAGCTCAGCTTTTCCATTCATTACAAGTTGTGTTACAGCTTCCAAGAAACACTTTTGTGGATCTGTGGAAGCTTTTTTATTTAGAAAATGAAGTTGAATGATCAAATCACCTTCAAATAAGTTCTCAGGTCTTAACTCATTTTCAACTGAATTGGTTTCCTGCTCGATACTGTATTTGACTAATTCAACCCATCCCATATCATTGAGATTGTATTTATAACTTCCATCTTGTCGTCCCATTCGAACATTTACTCCACCAAATTGTGTGTGCTTTGCGCTATCCAACTGTTACACCTCCGTTGATTTCTTTCTGCATGCTCAATAGCTTTTGAACATACGCTTTGGCTTCATCTGTCGTTGCTCTGTATCGGTATACAGAACTTTCTTCAAACTTACCTTCACTGTTTAGCTCTAAAGCTAGCTTTTTGAAGTTACGATCTGTCACAAAGTAAATCGTTGGTTTCTTCTTCCACTGTCTAAGCAAACCATCATCTACAAGCTTCTGAGCGCCCGCTGTAAGCTTTTGTTCAGCTTTTTTAGCCATTTCCTTTAACTTGACTAATTCCATCTCATAGCGTTTGATAGTAGTTTTTGTATATCGCGATTCACCACGTTTAAATTTTTCAATTTCTTCTTCAATTCGTGGGATATTCGCAACGCTCATTTCTAAGCCGTTACCTTGTCGATTCAAGCCCAGAGCTTTATTTTCTTCTCTATCCTCAAGCTTTTCTATCCGCTCTTCTTGTTGTTTGATTTCATCAAGTAATCGAAATCCTCTCTCTTCGATCCTGTCTTTTTTCTTAAACCAACTAGCACCGTTTCTCTTGTCGTTCATTGGCTGTCCATTGGTAATCTTGTAATGTGCGTTCAACTGTTCGTCTACCTGAGCAAATTCTTTTTTTAAGCGTTCTAGCTTTCCTTTTGCACGCTTAAGTTGATATGATTCTTCTTTAATTTGTGTCATTTCTGCCACGTTTATCACTCCTTGCTAATCTCTCGTGAATTTCTAAATTATTCACGTACTCTGAAGCCATTCTGACTTCAGTTACATAGAATTCGTACTTTCCATAGCTACTGGTTCTCACTTCTTCAACTTTCGCTTTGACTTTGTCCATGAACTTTGTAACGGCTTCTTGTGCTTCTTCCAACGTTTCAAAGCAACCAATAAAATCTGTTTTGATCCATTCACTAGTATTCATAGCCCCTGAAAATTTTGTTCTTGTGTTTGTTACGTAAAACATTTTTAACTCCCTTCACTAAGTATCTTCACAACTAAACTTTATTAAATCCGTCCAAATCGCCAATTTTTATAAAGTTTAATTGTATTTTTTCTCAAAAAAAATTTCATTTATTGGTACTTCAAAAAAATCTGCAATTTTTTTAGCATTATCTAAGCTTGGTTTAGTACCACGTTCCCAAGCAGACACTGAATTCCTTGTAACATTCAATTGTTTTGCTAATTCCTCTTGATTTAAACCTTTTCGGATTCGCAAAACCCTTAATTCAGTTACCATTTGATCTCCTCCCTCCTGTTTACAATTTATATTATATATACTCTACTTTATAATGTAAAGCGAAATTGTAAAAAATACTACATTTTTTTATAAAATAACAATTATTATTTATAATATTACAAGTTCAGTTTACAATTAACATATAATAAATTTAAGGAGAAAATATGATGACAGGTCAGCGTATTAGAGATTTAAGAAAAGAAAAAAGATTATCTCAAACAGAATTAGCCGATGTCGTTCATGTTTCACAACAAACTATAACCGCTTGGGAAAATGACAAAGCAGAACCTTCTAGCAGTGCTATAGCAGCATTAGCTGATTACTTTGGGGTAACTACTGACTATCTTCTCGGTCGTACCCCTACTCCTCAATTTACTGCCAAAGAGGAAAATGATCTTCAAGTAATATTAAAAAATACTATCAATGGACTCAGCAATGAAGCTGGATTGTCATATTTGAAAAACGGTGGCATAGATCTAGATGATGAAAGCGCCGAATTGATGAAAGATTCGCTTGAACGAGCTTTACGACGAGCACAGTTATTAGCTAAAGAAGGATTTACTTCTAAAAGATAGGTTGGTGTCTTTTATGTCTAGGAATACTATTCGATTAGATGTAGAACGACTTATTAAGCAAACTGGTTCTACCGATCCCTTTGAAATATTTGATTACATGAATGTGATTGTACAATATGACGAGTTAGGGAAAGATATTTTGGGATATACTCTACGTTATAAAGATGTTATTATAATCGTTCTGAACTCTCGGCTTTCAGAATCGGAAAAATATATCACTGCTTGTCATGAGCTGGGACATGTCATTTGCGGACATTCACTAAATGCTGAATTTCTAAGGCGATCAAATCTTACTTATGTTAGGCAAGGTAACGAATATGAAGCAAATGTGTTTATGGTTGAATTACTAACCTACAAAGCAAATGCTGCAGAGTTCGCAAATGAAGATCAGCTTCTCTATGATTGCGGTGTTCCGAAATGGGCTGAACGTTATATCGATTGGAGCTATCTTAAAGCAAGGGCTGACTTCAATTCGTCCAGCTCTATTTATTAACCTAAAAATGTAAGCCTTATCGTTGGATAAGATTTGTTTGAGGTGTGATTGTATGACACAAGAAGAATATTTAAAAATCTATGTTACATCATTAGAAATTATCAGCAAGTATCAACCATGTAATAACAAAAAAGTAATTGATGAACTTGTCAAAAATGATCTAATGAAAAAATTAGTAAGTAACTACGGTGTTAATCGTGTAAAAATTGAAATGGATAACTTGTTTAGAAATATGTTAATTGACCAAACAGTTATTGGAAAACTAACTAACTTTTCAATTGAATTTACTGGTGTAACAACAAATGGATATAACTTGCTTGAATTGCACGAAGATAATCATAAATGGACAGATACCATTAATGACATAAAAAAAGAAGCACCTATG